ATAAGTTCGCCCATTTTGCAATTAATGAAAATTGTATCTGAGCGTCCCGAAAGAAGACTACAAGAACACATAAACAAAACCCCCTCCGTTACAAGGAGGTAATGTCCCATCGCCACAGATAACCATCCGACGATCCTAACATGGTGTTCAACATATCCACATTTTCTAGCTATTTTCATCATATAGCTAGCATAAAATAATATAAGAACAGCATGCTTTAGATCGAAGGCTTCATTATCCAAATCGAATAAACGATCTGGACCAAATTTAGTTATCTTATCAAACAACCGACCCCAATCTTTACTACCAGCATTCATCGTAATGCCAATATTCGAAGATATAGGGTCCTCGCACATATAAGCCATCAAGGGTAACAAGTACATCCTAAGAATCAAATTCAAAGCCAGATCATTCACATAGAATAATCTAGCTTTTCCTTCTTTAACTTTAGACACCTTATACAATTCATCCTTCACTACTCCTTTTGCTATTGTCAAAGGCACCACACCATTCTCCACTTTAGAATGCAACCAATCAAAATGCGCTATTAACGCTGGACTCATATCCCACTCGTTTTCGTTCAACTGAACAAACGCCGTCTTTTTGGTCACATCATATAGCTTCAAAGTGTAGCCCGTTCCCGAGTTATTGTCTCTGGCATTGATAAAACGATTTCTATCATCCCCAGTTATAGCTTGGTACAAAGTTAGAGGTTCTAAAGGAACCTGCGGTTTCTTAATTCGATCAACCATATGTGCAACGCACACATGTAAAATCTCACTATCGAAATATTCAACCACAGGAGCCTTTCTATACCTCTTCGTTTGTGCCGACTCCCATCGGCCAGGCGACACTTCTTTAGCGTGCCCTGCATTAGGTTTAGCATACTCTTCACTCAAAAGATCTGCGAACCTATCATGCATCCCTTCTCTCTTCATGCCTGTCATCTTTGCTGTTTCAGGCACTCGAAAAGACCCAATCACAACGTGATTTAAAGTTTGTTGTTTGTCTGGGGTCATCTCTCCCCAGAACTCCATCTTACCAAAATCACTTTGAGGATGAGCGCCAGCTTGCACTGTCACCTTCTCCCCTCCGAATACATCATTACTCAAAATGGGAGATGGCAAATCCAAACTATCAAAATGAACACGAGCCACCACTACATCTTCAATAGACACAGGTACTCCACACGTCGTGTTTATCGCCTCAGCGTAACCACGATGGATACCAACTATATGTCCCAATGTGTTGTAGATAGGTCTACCACAATCTCCCGATTGCGTAAACGGAGCTCCAGCACATTGGATTTGCTCTTTATCCATACAACCAATCACCGATTCTCCACACCATTTCATAGGGAAAGCACCGGGTCTATTGCTAGTAATAAGAGCTTCATCAACATACGCTACATTTCCAGCAATATAAGCAAACTTCAAAAACACAAGATCTCTATTCTCAACGAAGAGAACATCTCTTGGACTGCCTTTGAAACAATGCTCCTGCGTTCCTACTACTATTTTCACTTCAAAAGGTTTTAACACCTTTTTCTGATCGAAAGGTAGCTTCCCTTGATCATCCATGTTAGCCAACCCTTTGGTCGCCGCTACCCAAAATATGTGAGCGTTTGTTACAAACAAACCACCCGACACACTTAAAGCATGACAACCATAGCCTTCAATGTAGATCTTCACCACACCATAAGGTTTCCCCGTCAACCAGGGAACATTGCTAACCGAAAAATTCCTAACATAATTCTTAACATTCGGAATCCCATTAACTTTGCCTTGAACCTGCCCCTGAGGGCTGATTCTCTTATAAGCAGTATAAGCTAATGGAATTGCGAACATCATCACTATGCCCAATTTCGACAGACAATCAAATAACCACGTGTTATCAGGATTGTCGTAGTAGCACTTCTTATAGTCGCACCATTGCGCTTGCCTCTTGACAAAATTCTCACCTACGAAATTCTTCATAAATGCGAAATTCTCTAAAGCAACGCTTTTAACCTTGCGCGTCCCCGTCAGGAACGCACTCCAATCGTTTTCCATTTTCATAGCGAATTCATCAACCTTAGGAGACTCAAACTCCTCAGATTCTAATTCGCTAAAAGTGTACTCTCTCGATTGGGCGCCACCCTCTGGTTGAAGGGTGACGTCTTGTAACAACTTCACTTCTAATCTCTTCCTTTCACAATTCGAAAATTGCGAATGGGGAAGAGACGAGAAACACAGCTTACAACACTCGACATTTTGAAC